TACGTATGCAACATAACGACCGTCCCCGGATACGGTGGAATCAGAGCTGTTGCCTCCGTACTTCTCATCTATAGGAGAGATGATTTTGATGGTCTTATCTTGAGTGTTGAATCGAAAAACGGCTTCGGATTTGTATGTAACGTTGTGTGTTTGGGTTGCGGTAAATGTTACATATTTGCCGTCTGCAGAAATACTCGCCTGCTTTCCGCCAAATATTTTGTATTGGTCCAGCGAAAAATCGGTCAAGATCCTGGTTGTTCCAGCAGCTACGTCGCGCAAATAAACGTGATTGTAGTTGCCCGTATTACTTGTAACCAGGTCACTGGCAGAAGACTCGAAAACCACGTAGTTGCCGCCATTCGACACTTCCGCTTCGCGTGATGAGTTGCCGCTCGCCGGAACATTGGAGGAAGAGATCGAGATCAGCTCTATCGTTTTCTCTTCAACGTCAAACAGAAATACATCGCCCAGCGGATTTCCGTCCAAAGGAACCAAATCATTGGCGGTTGAGTCAAAGACGATGAACTTGCCGTCCCCGGAAATATTGCTGTTAAAGCTATCCCCATCAGCTACGGAGCCATCGAGACCTCTTGAAATTAATGTTACGTCCGCCATTCTCAAAACCGTCCCATTTCAGAATAATGTATCCACAGCGCCCATTCGCGCAAAAAGAGCATGCCGCTTTTCTAGGTCAGGCATGTGACGCGGATCAAGGTTGTGAATTAACCTTTGGTTAATTTACGGCCTCCGCCTTCAAGCTCGAGCTCAACAAAAGATCCTTGTTGAGGGAGCAGGCTTAGAAGCTGCCTGCATTCAAAAAAGACTATTCTGCTCCTCATCATCCAAACCGTTAAGCCGGGCTTTCTCGCGCCACACTGTGCGCTCGTGAAGTCCAGATATCCGCGCTGCTTCGCGAACACTGTGCCCGTCCTGAAGAGCCTTTCGAAGGCGTCTCCTGGCTGCCTTGAGAACAGACGCTTCGCCCAGGGGAAGAACCTCGCCGGAGACTCCCTTCTTGCGATCATCGGCGTCAACAATCGCAAGTCCCTTGCAGATCTTGTCTGCGATTTGGAAGCCGACGCATTCGGTTAGCCAATGATCTGCCTCGGCCTGAGGCGGGATGGCGATTCGTGTCCCACCGCGCGCCTTGGCAATTTGCAGCGCCGCCGTTGGTCCGGCAATGTCCGCAATTTGACCAAGCAAACCTGGCAGCGAAGATCGGGTCATTTCGCGGATCGCGCCTCAGGTTTGTCCGGGCCCACAACCTGTGCCCCCCGGATCATGGCCCCCATTTGGTTCATCACCGGGATCCAGGCGGAATGGCTCATCTCTCGAGCCTTCTTGTAGCCCAGGTTTCCCAGCCACTCATCAAGGCTTTGCATAGGGGAAAGCTGCCCAAGAGCGATCAGTTGTTTGTGCTGTGCGCAGGCAATCCGGTATCCATTGGCTTGAGACCATGCGGGAATAAGCCGGCTTGTCGACCAATCGACACCGCCGTCGCGTGCGATCCATTTCTTCAGCGCCTCGATCGCGCGGGTGGCGTCGTCGCTGTAACGAAGAAAACGCGTGTGATCGAGGCCGGTCTGGCGCTTGACGAATGCAAGCAACGCCGCATCATCCTTGTTACGAATGAGACCGAGATTGTAGCCTGCGATCCAAAGTGCTTGCAGCTTTGGCGCATACTTGCCTTCAAGCCGTTTTCGGGAGCCTTGGGATGTCGGTCTAAAGCCCAGGCGGCGCAACTCGCCGATCACAGACCGGTGTTGCGCTGGCGTCATGGCACGAAGGCTTCGCTCGCCTGCCATACGCTCATAAAGGTCTCGTGCGTCGTCTCCCGATATGCCCAGCTGTTTAAGCCCGATATGGATGGTCGCTAGAGCTGTCACAACCTTGCCTCCAGTCTCAGCTTTCGGTTCAGGCCTTTGCCAGATCGATGGTGACAGCCGACCACGGATCGGTGATCCGCTTGCGCTCGTAGAAGCGCACATATTCCTTGGAGCCGGTTACCCGCATCGCATCGCGGATTGCTTCCATGGCGCGAAGCCAGCGCTCGTCCTCGATCTGCAACCTGAGCAGCATGAAGATCTCTGAGCGATTGATCTGACCCTCCTTGTCGGTGTTGAACGCGCGGGTCACGATGGCGCGGATCTCCGGCCGGCTGTCGGCCGACCACTCGTTCAAACATTCGTCGATCAATGTCTTGGCGACCTGCAGCTGCGGCCCGAAATCGACGAAGTCCGCGACAGAGACCGAGACCTTCATCAGCCCGTCGAAGGTCTGATATGTGCGGTTGCCCTTCTTGCCACCCTTCTTGGTGTTGTAGTCCTGTTCGAGCAGCGCATCGAATTCGCCGAGGTCCGTCATGGTGTGACCACGGAACCGGGCAATCTGGGCCGAGAGATCGCGGGCATAATCCATGATCTTGCGCACCGTCTCGTCTTCGAGCTTGTCGGCGGGTTTGACCATTTCCAGCGGCATCAGCGCGCCCTTGGCGTCGGCCATATAGGGTTTGCCGTTGACGTTGGTGATACCCTCGTCGGGGCGTTCTTCCAGAATGACTGCGGTGTTCATGGTCATGTCCTTTGTTTCGGGGAGACGTGAGTGCAGACGGCGATCGCTGCCTTTTCGAATTTCTGCCGGGCGAGGTTCTCGCCCGCACCGTGGCGCTCCTGCTCAAGCTGCCACCGGGCCTTGAGCAGCAGTTCGAGTGCCTCATTGAGAGCCTTGTCCTCGCCAACGAGTACCGTTTCCGCCACGCGGACCAGATCCTTCTTGGGAGCCGGCTCCGGCTTCTGGACTGGTTCCGCAAGCATCATCGTAGCAATGCGCCGGTTGGCGTCATCAAGCTGCTGATCGATAATCAGAACGGCTGCCGCGAGTTCGCGGATCTGGTTGACGGGCAGATCGATCGCTGCCCGCCTGTTGTTGACCAGCATCTGCGCGAACTCGACCACGTTTATCGGGTCGGGTGCATTGGCTGCCGGTTTCCGGACGGCACTCATGCGGCGGTGCCTCCATCCGATGGTTGCCGGGAAAACGGTCGCCTTGCAGCGGGGAACGCAACAACGTTGCCGGCATCGGCAATCATAGCTTCCCGTCGTGCGGCTTCGTTCCACTCGTGGCGCGACAGGGCGTTTTCCTGCGACAGCGCCATTGCAATGAGTTCGTCAATGCGGCCGACAAGTCCGAGGATCTCCTCGGACGAAAACACCTTACCGCCGTGGATATGAGGCATGAGCGCATCGCGCGTGGCCTTCAGGTGATCGGATAGAAACTCGATCATGAGCGTTTCCCCTTCCTGAAATCCGGGTAGACAACGGGATGATCCTTGGCGGCATCGAGAACACCGTCCTGCATGACCTCCAGGCACAAATCGCCCAGAACGCCACCAATGGCCTGGTCCTGTTCGCTGGCGCGATAGACGCCAAGCTCGGTTTCGATGAGGGCAATCTTGTCCCTGATCAGGTTGAGCCGCTTGATGAGCGTTCGCGCCTTGTCCGGATCGAGGTTCAGGCCTTCCTCGTTTGTGTTGGCGATGACCAACTCGGTCATCAGTTCGAACTCGCTGCGTTCAACTGCTGGCCTGCGCCTTTGGCCGTCATTGAGGCGAGCTTGAGGGTCTTGTCGATCTGGCCGAGCGCGCCGTCCTTCATGCCGATGCCGGTCAGCACCTTCCGGGTTTCGGGATCGGTGACAGCCCAGGCGTCGAGAAGCGCATTGATGTCCTCGGCGCGTGGTTTGGCCAAACGGACCCGCTTGCCGATCCGCCGCCGGATCTGGGCATAGGATGGTCAATCCGTGGTGCGGGCGAAGCGGGAATAGATTTCCTCGTTGCCAACCAGAGCGACACCGCAGGAGTAGATATCGACAAAATGCCTGAGTTGATCGACCGCGCTGTCGACCAGGTTCTGGGCCTCGTCCACAATCAGCAACGATCCGCCACCATTGTTGAGGAGCCGCTTTCCAACGGCGCGCACCAGCTTGGCGGGATTGTGCTGGGTGATGCTGAGCGCGGTCGCCAGCTCGACCAGCATGCCGTGCACCGTCTTGGTGTGCGGGCTCATGGTGACCATGAACACGTTTGGCCGGCTGACAGCGAACTGCCTGCATGCGCACGTCTTGCCGGTGCCGGCTGCTGCCGTGATCGTGACCAGGTCCGGCATCATCTGGGCAAACACCAGCGTCTGGGTGATTTCGTGAGCGGTCCGGGTGTGGATGAAGCCGGGGCTGACCGGGACAGTCGCTGCCATCCCCGCCATTTCCTCGACCGAGGCCAGCCAGCGCTCGACTTTCTCGTTCTGGTTATCGAGCCGTCCGTCATATTTGCCGGAAAACCAGCCGTGGAACGTGCCCTCGGCCATCCCGATGCGGCTTGCCACGTCAGATTTGTTCCAGCCGTTCAATTCGCCGATCCGAGCAACCTGGGGAACAAGGACGGTCCAGAGCTTGAGATCGGCCTCCGACCGGCCCGGCCGGTTGCCCGAGATGTCAGGCTGCACCACTGGCAACGACCATCCATTGGGGCTTGTGCTTGTCGTGTCATTCATCTAATTGAGTCCTCGCATTGAACTTCGGGCGGGGTTTTCCCCGCCCATTTTTTTGGGCCGCACACGACACTCATCGGCCCGGTTTCTCCCCGTTGCCGGGGAATTCGATGACGTTCTTCTCAAGCATCCGCATGGCGCGAGAGAACGCTTCCTCTGACTGTTCATCCCAATCGGCCTTGGCTTCCGGCTCGGCCCGGATGCCGCCATTGGCGATGCGCTTGAATTTCGGGGGCTCTGATTTGGGTTCCGGTGCGGTCTTGTCCGAGCCATAGATCTCAGCGAGCACATCAGGGGACAGCTCGGCGTGCAGGCGGACGCTTTCGCGGATGGTCTTTGTGAGTTGGTTGCGCTTTGCAGCGTGATCGCGGGCCGCTGCCGTATCAAAGAAACCAGTGTCAGCGATGCAATCCGCCACGCAGATCAGATTATCGTTGGCGTCATAAACACGGATCGGTTGAGTCAGATGGTCCGGATCAAAACGGACAGTGACGTTGCTTCCGGCATGAGCATTGAGTGCCGCATTCCAGTAGCGATTTCCGAAGATATGGATCTCGCCTGAGCCCTTCTTTGCCCTGATACGTTCGCCAGCCAAAAGCCAGAGCGCGCGTTGGTTCTCGGTCGGCCAGCGAACGAGAGTTGATGGATCTTCCATCGACTGCGAAAAGGTCTCATCGAAGGAACGTCCGTTTGCATTTCCGCCCATGCGACCAGGTCGCGCGTTGTGCTCGGCAATCATGCGATCGACATGGACCGAAAACTCGGCAAAAGGGATTGCCCGCGAAGCGTAGTTCTCTGGCTTGGCATCGGGCGTGTTGCCGGTATATGCGCCGGCACAGAATGGGTGCTTGGCAATGTTTTCCGCCAGATCCCGAAAGGCGCGCTCGATCGGCTTGGACTGTCCCGAATAGGGTGTGGCCCAGATGATCTGGACTCCAAGGGTGGTCAGCAGGCCCTGCGGGTCTTCGTCCCGAACTTTGAAGCGATAGCGGTTTGGCGCACCGCCGGTGATCCACTTCGATGCGAACGCCCGGCCATTGTCCAATAGGATCTTGTCGGGGATACCGTGGCGGCTGACCATATCGCCAATGACCAGTCGGACGGTGTCCTTGTTTTCCGAAGGTGACAGACGCCAGGCTACCATCTTGCCGGAGTAGAGGTCCTGAAGCGCCAGCAGCATGACGCGGGTAGGGGTGGTCTGTCCGGGTAGCTGCACGAACACATCGAACTTGTGGCCGTCCATGTTGACGGCCTCCATTGCGTAAAGCATGGAACGGTCGCGACGCTGGGCAGGGTAAAGGTTCTTGACCTGCTCACGCGTCTGCCGGGCGGCGGTTTGAACTGCCTTGGGCACTTCCGCCTCAAGGCGCCGACGCAGGGCGCGCTCGGCCGGAATAGGCGACCAGCCTTGCTCGCTGGCTGCTTGTTTCATTCGCCGATAGCATGCCGAGAATGCCGGCCGCTCAGGCCGCAGGAAGTCGCTCTTGAGCGCCGCCCAGGCTCTTGGGTGGCACTTGGAAAAGGATGAGGCGGATTGGTACTGGTCGACGAGAGCGGCAAGCCAGTCCTGCCGCTCATGACCGGCAATCCGGCCTCGCCAGTCACGGATAGCCCTGGGGCTCACATCATGCATCTCAGCAGCCATGGTGATTGCAGCTGTTTCGCTCAGCCCGCCGCCGATCATCGAAGCAACCTGCGCCACCACATTCAGACGGGCCTCGCAGGCGGCTTTCCGCGGCTTTGAAAGCCGCTCATAGTTCGCCCACAGCTTGGAACGCGCCTCTTGCTCTATGTTCGAATTCGAGTTGGCGGGCGCTCCATGCACCATCATCAGCCGCGCTTGCACAGGAGGGGGCAAGAGAGAGACATGGTACTCCCAACCGCCGCCACCCTCGCTTCCTGTAGCACGGCGCGCCTTGCCGTCCTGCAGCCGCCATCCATGCTTCTTTGCATTCTTGTTGACCGCGCGCTCGGAAACTCCCGATGCTGACGCTATGTCTCGGACCGTCACCCACTCCTTCATGATTGTTGCCTCCAGCCCTTGGGCTCGACAGGCCGCGCGCGCAATTTTCTCAGTTTCGCATCGATCTGACGCTTCTCCTGGTGCAAAAGCGCGATCTCGGCGAGCTTGGCCTCCGAGCCTTCCAGAACCGTCATGCCGGCCTTTGAGACGACAAGATCGAACAGCCATTTGGCCCCGGTTGCGTGAACGAAGGCCGAGAACCTTAAGAGGCTGATGTCATGGCTGTCTTTGCTCTCTGCCGTGTAGGCATCGAGCGTCGTCTTCGACAGGTTGGGGAGACCAAGATATTGTGCCATGCGCAGGGCGATCGTCTGCCGGTCGTAGCCGCTCTCGCGGATTGCCCTGGACATGGCGCGCTTGATCTCGGAGCGGAATCGATCGAGATCGACCGATCCAACCTCGATCCGTTCGGGATAGACACGGGCCTCGAACAGGCCCAGCTGATCGGGGTGCGATTTGCTCATGACGCACCGCCTTTCGGCTCCGCGATCAGCCGGGCGTGGACCATGAACTTCTTGCGGGTTGCGGGCTTGGCGCGCTCCCAGCTGTCGATCAGCCGCGAGAGGATCTGCATCTCGGGATCGGGCTTCTTGGCAGGTGGCTCCAGCAGGTCGATCGCTGCCTTGAAGTCGCCATTGCTTTCACGAAGCGCGATATGCGCCTTGGCCCGTTTGGACGGCTCAAGCTTGGCCAGCCTCAGAAGCTGGCTCTGATTGTCGGCCAGAGGGGTACCGCTGATCTGCTGGCGCAGTTCGCGGGGCAAGTTCCGGGCGATTTGGTTGAGCTTTTCGATCTTGCTAACCGAAAACCCCAGGCGATCGGCGCAAGCTCGGGAGAAGCCGTTGACAGCCTCTTTGGCTACCATATCCACCGGTGAGTTGCCCAATTCCGTAAACTTTACGGAATTGGGCCGAGAGGGGTTGCCGCGCTTGATTTCGCCCCGTGTCTTCTCCCAGACATCGCGGTAGGTTTCGACGAAGACTGCCCGGTCAATCACCGAGAGATCGTTGCGGAAAAGGTTCTCCGAAATCTCGATCAGCACGGCCTCATCGGCGCTGGCCTTGACCACGATCGCGTCAATCTCTTCTTCGTCGAGAAGTTCGATGGCGCGGAACCGGTGAGCGCCTGCCACCAAGCAATAGCCTTGCTCGCCATTTGGTGTCTGGCGCACCGTGATCGGGTTCAGCAAGCCATGTTCGACAATCGATGCCTGGATGGCCAGTGCATGATCTTCGTCAACGGAGCGAAGCCGCTCCGGGACAAGGATGTTGGCAAGGGGAATGGGCTTGGATATCCCCATCACGCGGCCTCCCTCAGCTTGTCTTCAAACATGGAAGCGGCGCGTTCGGCGATAGCGGCGTATTCGGCCTCAAATTCTGGCTCTTCGAGCCGCGTGTCGATCACCTCGATCGCGCGGTTGATCGAGATTCGATGCCGGCCCACGAGCTTACCTGCCCGCTTCTTGGCCAGCCCAAATCGGGCGATCATCACGTGCATGACAATCTGGCGGGCGAGGGTGGCATCGAACTGCCCGCGTGGCGGATCGATGATGTTTGCGACAGGAATGTGCGGGAAAGCGTGTTTGACCGAAGCCACGCATACTCGAAAGGTGAGATCGTAGAGTTCGTCTTCGCTAAAGGGGTTCATGTGTCGCTCCTACAGAAACAAAAGGGCGAAGCCCGCGAGCGCCAGTCCGGTGACCAGAGATCCGAGGATCAGGACAACGGGCACAGGTATTGGTCTGTTGGCGTCAAGGTTCGGGAGAAAAGGGTTTCGGTCCATGTCTAAGCCGCCCGTTCGTTTCGGCGTTGCACAAGCGTGGGAACCCGTGTCCAATTCTGGGGTGATCGTCGCTGACCGGATGGCCTGTAACGGCTACGCCACAGAAGATGTGGCATCGTTCCGAGAGCAGCGGCGATTGCACGCTCACCTTTGGCATTAGGCTCGCGCATGGTGTTGCGGGCAGTGCCATTGGAAAGACCGTAGGTGCGATCAATGTCAGCGAGAGTAATGCCGGCCATGAGCAGTCGGGCTTTGATGCGGGATTGCTCTTTGACGAGCGGATCGACTCTGTCCTTGGTCGCGGGCATAGTGTGCTCCGGATTCTTGAAAGGGAGGTGGGAAGACCTCCTTTTCTCGGTGGTGAAATTCTGCGAACGAGGGGAATATATACACAATTCCGGAATTGTAAATAAATAAATCCGATTTTGTGTTTTTTGATATGGCTAGACCTACTAAATCAGCGCCTGGATTGGGCACCCGCCTTGTTGAATTGCGGGGCGATGCTACCCGCGAGGAATTCGCGTCAGCACTTGGCGTCCACGCAAATACCATCGGGAATTATGAGCGCGGAGATCGGCAGCCAGACCCTGAGTTTCTTGGATTGCTTCGGGAGCGCATTGGGGCTGACATCAATTGGCTGATCACCGGGGAAGGGAAGGGCGATGCGAAGCCCGCTTCCCGCCGCGAAACCACAAACCAGGTGACGATCCCGCGCTACGCCATACACGCGTCAGCGGGTGGCGGTGCGGTGGTTCTGTCCGAGGAAGTGGAAGATTATTTTACGGTTTCGCCAGACTGGCTCGGTCTGTATCTGCCGAAGGGAGCCAGGGCAGGGATCATCGAAGCGCGTGGCGATTCAATGGAGCCGACCATTGCTGATGGAGATATTCTGATCCTGAATTTCTCGATCGACAGTTCGGCGGTCAACGATGGCGGGGTCTTCGTCATCTCCGTTGACGGCGTACTTTTGGTCAAACGTCTCCAGGTTACCGTCGATGGGCACATCCTGATCCGGTCGGACAATGATCTCTATGAGCAGGAAAAAGTCACCCGAGAATTTGCAGACGAGCGCATTACGGTCCACGCCAAGGTGGTCTGGTCCGGCGGCCCAATCCGGAGGCGGTAGCTCATTTTGACGGCCGGGATCTCGGTGATGGCAATTGTCTCGGCGGCGTTGGCCTTCAGGTAACCCTTGCTGGGCTTCTTCATTACTGCGGCCCTGCTCAACGGCACTGCAGCTTGGCTTCTGTTCAATGCCATTGTTTGGCCAATGGAACCGCAGAGCCAGCGACTTATCTTGCGAGCCGAACGAGGAACTTAACCAGTAAGTACAATGAGCCCAAAACTAAGGCGCTGGCCGACAAAAAGCCGCCGCTTGCCACGACATTCATCCTCTTCCTGGAATCCTCGAAAGCCTGACGCTCCAGTGCTTCCAAGTTCGCATTGCAGCCGAAAATGTCCATGTTCGATTTCAAAGTCATAGCCGGGGATAGGGTGATCGGTATCCCTTTTTGTCTTAATTCGGCGTCGGCCTGGGTCAGATAGAATGGGCCAGACAGGTCGACTATTGCCTTTCTATCGCCGGCTGCCTTATCGCGCATTTGAACTTCATGGCAGTATTCGGTTCTTGCATCTGGTTGATCTGATTTTTTGATGCAAGCGAACAGAGGCCATTCTATTTTTCCATTCCTGTCAGTCGGCAGGTAGTGAACTGATAGATATTTTCGAGAAAAATCAAACCCCAAGTTTGTCTTTGAACCCAGGTATCTCTTCCAGCTTTTCAGTGAAAACAATTCGTACGGGTCTTCTATTTTTATGGTGCCTAAGTATCCATTGGGATGAATTTTGTAGCCAATTTTTGTGCCACTTAAGAAATCGTTTTCGCAAAGAAATAAATTGTTTCTTTTGAAGTAGTCATTCCATTTGCTGAGGCTATCTTTCGAACGCTCAGACAGGATACGCTCATATTTTTCAATTGCTTGGACTTGTTCCTGAAGCAATAATTTCTCGCGTTTCTCCTTGTCTTGTTTGCGTTTTTCAGTGGCCTCCTTATCGCGCTGTTCTTCTTTCTCTTTCGCTCGCTCCAACGCATTTCGCATCGCATCCGGAACTGTAACACTTGAGAAGTCCGCATCTATGCTGAGGTCGACATCATTGTCGCCACCTTCCACGCCCACAGAAACACGTGCAAGCGTCCATCCATCGATGCAGTCGGAATCGCTTCGGCTGCCGCTGCGATACTCGAAGCTCTTGTCTTCAATCGGTACGCAGACGTGGACCCGACGATATCCGTCGGGCCATCGGATCGACACTCTCACTGGAACCATTATGCCTTCGCGCTTGACGGCCACAACGAGATAATGGTTCGTTGGTCGAGAGAAGATTTTGCAGCTTCTTAACAGCCCTCGCACCGGAAGTTTGTGCCAGCCCTCTGTTCGAGAGTTGGCAAACAAAAGGCTGGGTGAGTGATGACGGACCGAGATGTAAACCGGTTCGTTGCTCGCGTTGCAAAACCAGGTCGTCGCGGCCTGGGCGCACGTGGCGAACCCAAGTTGGGATGCAAAGACGACGATTATGACGGTGAGGTGCTTGTTTAGCACTACGGATACCCACAAATTAAAACGGATTTTCGCAAAATGGGAGGCAATCGAATTCCTCCCTCACCATGTACGTATCGTCGCCAATCATTACACCTAGGAATGAAGCCGCATTCCACCATTTCCCTGTGCCGCCACCTTTGCGGGTCGCGTCGCAACTCTTCCCCAAATACAAGACGATACCATCAGTCTGCTCGACA